AGGACGATGGCGGATCAGTCGTATCCCTCGACCTGCCCGAAACCGTCACCGCAGAAACCGGCTCTGGTAACCGGCATTATTATTTCGCATACACTGGCAACGATATCGGCAACTCAGCATCCAAGCTCGCACCCAAAATCGACGTCCGGGGCAATGGCGGGCAGGCGGTATTCCCAGGGTCTACCCATCCCGAGACAGGCCAGCCGTACCGATGGATAAAATCACCTCGTAATACACCTATCGCACCGCTGCCCGAACACGTCGCCGCACTGCTCAGGCCGTCACCTAAAAAATATATCGACCGGGCTATGACACTCGCTACGCAGGCTGTGGAAACCGCTCCCAATGGCACGCGCAACGCCGAACTGAATAAAGCCGCCTACTCTCTGGGTGGCCTCGTTGCCTCAGGTCACCTCGACCAGTCAACGGTAGAGCAACGCCTCGCCGATGCAGGACGCGCAGCAGGCCTCATTCCCGAGGAAATACGGGCAACCATTCGCTCAGGCATGGACTCCGGGAAAAACAAACCCAGAGATATACCAGTCAGGTCGTCAGGATTACGCTTGCCCACCAGACATACAACTGAGGACGAATCAGTTCTCATCCCAGGACCACATGTTACGGATCACGGAGAATATCACGAAATATCATCAGCCGATTTTGCACGGTCAGCTATCAACGCACTGCCAGACGATATTTTGTACCGCCGCGACCACGTTCCCGGTGAACTGCTCGGTGCACAAGGCAAACGATACTGGGCGCCCATGAGCGATAACAGAATGGTGCTATGCATCGATCATAACGTCAGGCTGGCCAAGTGGGTCAAGCTTCGCGCACCCAAGGAGGGCGGACCCGAGCATGCCATGGTATACACACCATGCACTAAGCAGTTCGCAGCACTGGCAATCGCACACGCTCAGGGGTCCCCATACGTCAGGGAACTCAGGGTAATAACGTCATATCCTATTTATGGACCAGGCTTCGTCAGGTCTAAACCAGGTTATTTCAATGGTACATACTACGATGAGCCAATCGAGCTGCAGGGCATAGAATCCATAACAGATCAGGAAATGATACATAATATCATGGAGGACCTAGTAGTCGATTTCCCATTCCAGAGTGAGGCAGACCGCCAAAACTTCTACGGGCTAATGCTCACTCCAATCATCGCTCCTGCACTCGATGGCAACCGCCCACTACATATGCTCATTTCACCCCTGGAGAGAACCGGGAAAACCAAACTTGCTGAGGAGGTATTCGGCGGCGTCATCCTCGGCGCACAGACGCCGGCAATGCAGCTAACCGACCGGGATGAGGAACGAGATAAGCGCGTGCTCGGCATTCTCATGCAGGGTGGTACACTGCTCCACCTCGATAATCTCCCACGTAAAATTGACTCAGCATCCCTGGCATCACTTCTCACCGCAACTAACTACGCAGGGCGTATTCTGGGCGGTAACAATATCGTAAATCTTCAGAATAATCTCACCATAGTAGCATCTGGCAATAACATCCAAGTGACTGGAGAGATCGCTAAACGGACCATACCAATTTGCCTACAGCCAGCATCTGCAGCACCCGAATCACGTCAGAAATTCAACCATCCAGACATCCGCGAATACGTCAGGACGAACCGCAAAAACGTTCTCGCGTGTCTAATCGGTATGGTTGAAAACTGGCTCGACGCAGGGCGTCCAGGACCAGACAAAATACTCGGAGGATTCGAGTCATGGAGCCGAGCAGTAGGCGGTATTTTGCAGCTAAATGGTATGTCGGAATGGCGTAAAAACGAGAAAGAATGGCGTTCAAACGCTTCACCGCACGACATGGAAATGGAGATATTCGTCGCTGAATGGGTCAAAAAATACTGTTACGATGAGGTAACACTTGTCGAATTAAGGTCCATCGCAGAGCAGTATGGATTATTCACAGAGTTGCTAAATGCACGAAACGAGAGGGCCGCACAGACTAGTTTTGGAATTTTGCTCCGTAACGCCCACAGGTTACCGGTCGGCGGGCTGATCGTAAATTCTCGCCGAGCGGCAGAGGGTAAGCGATATTTTTTGTCCGAACACTAAATTTGGAGTCAATGTATCATGTAGTGTATGAACGATTTATCTTGTTTTTCTTATAAGTCCTTATACACTAACAGCCTTTAAACCTATGTATCTTTAATTACATATATATATATAGAGATTAAGAGTGTTAATGTAATTAAGCTTGTTTTAATATAGGGGGAGGCCGGGAAATACGCTACACTGGTAGCAAGTGCTTGTCAAATATAGACTTGTGAAGCATTTAGGCTACATGAGGTGGCACGGTCAAACCCATAACGCAATACACCGAAAGGGGATACAAGAATAATGGGGTTGCATAGCTTTTCCATGTCGCTTAATGCGGCAGGTACTGATAAAAAATGTCACCAGGCAAATTCTGCCGATCAGCCCTCCAGGGTTGGTGGGATGGCGCCTCCTCCATCTCCGAGGATAGGTCAGTCAGGGCGCGCGCGCGACCTCTCGGGCAGCGCCTGGCTGATGAGGTCTGCCGTATTGGGCGAGGTGGTGCGGGTTGTCCCCGATGGATTTAATTTGCAACTGGCAGAGCATGATGATATAATATCCTATAGTCAGCTGGAGATGGACCTGCTGGTTTCAGGCACTGATAGCCTGAGCGAATTGCAACGGTGGCGTATCCTCCGAGCAGTTCATAAATTGAAAAAAGAATTTCATGGGATTGTGATCTGACTGGAGGTGTGGCATGGTAAAAAAACGTGATGGGTCTGGTGGCGGAACGAGAGCAAATAGAAACGCAGGTGGATGCAAAAATGGCGGACCCGGCGGCGGTAAGGGCGGCGGTAAGGGCGGCGGTAAGGGTAGGGCATGAGGTTGACCATCGATATGAGGGCCAACAATATCGCTGATTTCAGGCGTGCATTGAAACTCAACATCGACCGCAGGCTCGAACAAGGACGACTGCTCCGGATAGCGATACGAAAACAACCCACGACAGCACAGCTGCGTAAAAAACTGTACGACGCACTTGACAACACCATAACCTAGCCTCTCATCATCCCCCTGGCAATGGGGGGCTTGGGTCGGTACCCTCGCCTCCATTGCCTATTACCGGAGACGCAGAATGGCACGACCGAGGAAACCCAAGGACCCATGGCTGGAGTTCGAGAAGGAGCAGCGTGATTTCCTCTACACCCTCGCGATTGAAGGTCATATGAACAAAGCTTGTGACCGGCTCAAAATCCCATATACCAGGGCTCTCGCATGGCGTCGCCACGATCCTAAATTCAAGTTGGCCTGCGAAGACGCTAAGGGGGTAAGGTCGTTTGTGTTCGGCGAGTCGCTCGAAACCGAGGCAATGAGGCTGGCCAAGGACGGATGGGAGGAGGCGGTATTCCAAGGCGGAAAATCAGTCGGAGCCAAACGGGTATTCTCTCCGACACTTATTATGTTTATGCTCAAGGCGCACAACCCGGACAAATACCAGTTCGCCGAGAAAGCCATTGCCGCAGGTAGCACTGGCGACGTGGCGTCAAATCTCAAGGCAGCATTGGACGAAATGAATAAAGTATCTGGTGGCAGCGAGTCAACTGCTAAGAAGAAAAATCGAAAGCGTATACCAAGGTGACAGGGGATAGCCTGCTAACACCTCGCTGGCAACCGCTTAAACATCACGATGGGCAGCGCAAATGCTGGCAATCAAAAGCCCGATTTATTATGAACCATGCCGGGCGACGCTCGTATAAATCAGAAACTGAGAAACGCCGTGGGGCATATAAGGGACTTAACCTCATCACCGATGGCGTAACCGACGCCAATATATTCTTCACTGCTCCAACGTTCTCGCAGGCCAAGGCCATATACTGGGATGATATAAAAAAACTTATACCTCCCCGGTTTATGCTAACCAAGCCAAGTGAGACAGAATTGAAAATTACTCTGGTTACAGGTGCAACGCTTTATATCGCTGGGATGGACAAGCCGGAGCGCATCGAGGGCCGGCCGATTGATCATATTGTAGTCGACGAGTTTGATAACATGAAACGCGGCACCTGGGAAGAACATATACGCCCAGGGCTGTATACTCTCGGTCGCAAACCCGGGACAGCCTCGATTATAGGCGTTCCAGAGGGCCGGGGCATGTGGTATGAAATTGTTGAGAGGGCAAAATCTGGCGAGTTTGAGGGTGCCGAGGTTTACCACTGGCATTCGGATACTGTACTGCCTCCCGAGGAGATATCAGCGGCTAGGTCCCAGTTGGACGATCTTACGTTTCGTCAGGAGTACGGTGGAGAGTTCGTCGCATTTTCTGGCCGGGCATATTATTCGTTTGATATAGACAGCAACTGTCGCAACGTCAAGTATGTTGCAGGCGGCGACCTGATACTATGCTTCGATTTCAACGTCGATCCTGGCGTATGCGTTGTCTGTCAGGAGCAGATCATCAAGGGCCGTCAATATACATGCGTTATAGGTGAGGTATATATCCCCAAAAACAGCAATACACAGGCCGTATGCCTGAAACTACTGCAGGACTGGGCGTTTCATGACGGGCCGGTGTACTGTTACGGTGACGCCAGCGGCGGCAGCAGGCACACGACCCAGACAAACGGATCAGACTGGGATATCATCCGTGGTATGCTAAGGCCAAGATGGGGTGTAAACCTAATGTTTGACATTCCGCGAGCTAATCCTGCGGAGCGGTCGAGAGTCAACGCTGTCAACTCACGGTGTAAATCAGTTGATGGCCACATCTCATTGTTGGTTAACGGTAAAAACGCCGGTAATCTTGTACGGGACCTCGACGGAGTGGCGTTACTGGATGGTGGAGCAGGTCAGATTGACAAGAAAAAAAATAAAATGTTGACTCACCTATCCGACGCGTTAGGATATTATATTGTCCGAGAGTTCCCTGTTGGTACTGGTGGTGATTTTACAATTACGGAGCTGTGACAATGGGCATAGTGGGGAAATGCATTCACTGCGATACTGTTGCAGAGATTCCGCCGGT